GAATCAGACATAGGAACTACTTACTTAAGTCAGGAAACATTCATTGAAGATTATGAAATACTTGGAGAGCTTTAATGCGAATAATATCTGAGCAAGAATTAAAAGATATTTTAGACAAGCATGGTAAGTGGTTAAGAAATGAGGAAAATGGCGAGCGTGCGGACCTTAGCTCTGCAAACCTTCGCTCTGCAAACCTTAGCTATGCGGACCTTCGCTATGCGAACCTTAGCTATGCGAACCTTCGCTATGCGAACCTTAGCTCTGCAAACCTTCGCTCTGCAAACCTTAGCTCTGCAAACCTTAGCTATGCGGACCTTAGCTATGCGGACCTTCGCTATGCGAACCTTAGCTATGCGAACCTTCTCTATGCGAACCTTCGCTATGCGGACCTTAGCTCTGCGAACCTTCTGACTTTTCAATTTCAAAGACATCAGGCTTTTTACACATTTGATGATAATCTAAGAATAGGATGTTTGAATTTTCCATTACATGAATGGATAAATAAATTTGAAGAAATTGGTAAAAAAGAAAATTATTCAGAACAACAAATAAAAGCTTACGGATTGTTTATAAAAATGTGCGCAGAAGTTCAATTAACGAAAAACGACAAAATCGTTACTAACGGTTGTGATAACTAACGAGGAGAATGAAAATGGAAACGATAATAGTAAACGGAAAAACATATTACTCTGAGGCTCAAGCAGACAAGCCAACAATAATTAAAATTGTAGTGTTGCAAAGAGGTTGGGTTTTGGTTGGTAAATTTGAAAGAGATGGCGACCAATGTAAACTACACCAAGCAAGTGTTATACGAAATTGGGGCACAACTAAAGGCCTTGGAGAGCTTGCTAAAGACGGACCTACATCATCAACAAAAATTGATAAGTGCAATGGTCTTGTGGAGTTTGAAGCACTAACAATGGTTCTTTCAATTTCTGTGGATGAATCAAAATGGCAAAACGCATTATAAATTTTGAAAATCAACATTCAATAATTGGCTATAGCTATGGCAATGGCGATGGCTATGGCTATGGCTATGGCAATGGCAATGGCGATGGCTATGGCTATGGCTATGGCTATGGCTATGGCAATGGCGATGGCTATGGCAATGGCGATGGCAATGGCAATGGCGATGGCAATGGCAATGGCGATGGCAATGGCGATGGCAATGGCTATGGCGATGGCGATGGATATAGCTATGGCTATGGCGATGGCTATGGCGATGGCTATGGCAATGGATTTTAATTAAGGAGAATGAAAATGAAAACACTAATAGCATTACTGCTGATAACATCTAACGCTTTTGCTCTTGTGCACGCACCTGATCAATATCAGAAAATAACAGATTCAAGAGGTCGCGGACCTAGCGAAGTTGCTGGTATCAGAAACCTAAGAGAGGTGATCCCAGGAATACTTTACAGGTCTGGAGCCAATGGCGACATGAAGTATGGACCATTGAACGATACATCTGTGACTAAACTTTGTAAGCAGGGTTTTGATTCTTACTTTTATGATTACAAGCGTGGTGCTGATCACAATGTTCCATGTGGAACAAACCAAACATCTGTGAGAATTAGACCATCGCTTGTTTCTAGTAAGAATGTGTTTGAACAACTATCAGCTGTTTACACTGCAATTACTAAAGACACAGGACCTGTTTTGACAGGATGTGATCAAGGCGTCCATGCATCTGGATTTGTTTCAGCTCTATCTCTGATTCAATTTTGTGGATGGACTAATAAGCAAGCTCTAGACTATTGGACATTGATCGCAAAGGGACAAGACAATCATCCTAAGATCAAAAAAGCCATCATGGATTTTAGACCGTATGACTCTTTAAATGTTTCAGGTGTTAGGTGTTTTAAGCCATGAGCACTAATGAATTAACAGCATTATGCGATTCTGAATCATGCCTATCTAGGGCACATAAAAAGTCTTACATGAGCTCTAAGGGTATAGAGAAAGAACATGCGAAAAGAACTGACATGGTTTGTCCAGACTGTGGAAGTATCTTGTTTTGGATCAAGGGACGAGCTTATGATAAAAAGAAGCGTATCATAAAAGCTCATCCGAAAAGACCTAGTGAGCTTAAAGATTACGGGATGGGAATCGGATGATGGAACGTGGCTCACTTGAATATTATATGTCTTTATGGTCAAAGGCTCATTTAAAAGATGATGCCTTATCTAAGAAAAAGCTAATGCTTTATAGCTCTAAGATATTAGCTAATATTAAACGATATCAGTTTATTCAAAAAGAGACAGGCGTTCCTTGGCAATTGGTTGCGGCCATTCATGGACTTGAGGCTAGTTTTAGATTTGATGCTTGCCTTCACAACGGAGACCCGCTTGGAGTTAAAACAACTCATGTACCTAAAGGCCTTGGGCCATTCTTTACCTGGGAAGCATCAGCAATTGATGTCTTACATAGAAAACATGTTGAGAAAATAAAAGACTGGTCTATCCCTCAATGCTTGAAGTTTGCAGAGGCATACAATGGCACTGGCTACCTTCGTAAACATCCAGAAATAAACTCACCATACTTGTGGTCGTTTACTAACCTATACACCAAGGGCAAGTATGTTGCTGATGGAAAATACGATTCAAATGCTGTTAGTAAACAGGTCGGTGTTGCCGCAGTGTTGCTAATTTTAAAAATGGATAATTTACTGGACATCCCTCTAGCTTAAAAAAAACAATATCTACATCAAGCGAGGTGATGTGATGGCGTTTTTTAATTGGCTAGCTAGTGTCTTTAAGTCTGTATTCAGCAAGAAAGAAATTGCTGCCACAATTCCTACCACTAAACCTGTTCAGGATACTAAGCCCAGCGAGCCCTCTGTTGTAAAACCAGAGCCTGTTGTTGTTTTACCGCCTATCGCAAAACCCGATCCTACTAAAATCAATTTACTAGACGCGATCAAAGTCTGCATCAAACCATATGAGAACTTAAGAGAGATTAACGGTAAAAACCGCTCTGCTCTTATTGATAAAATCATCACCTCTCACGGTGGCTCTCTTGGCTCAGCATACTGTTGTTATGGTGTTCAACAGTTATTAGATGATGTTGAAACATATTACGCTAATCACGGTGTTAAGATTAAATTCGATATCCCTGCCGGCGGTTCTACTCAAACACTATGGGCAAAAGCAAAACCAGAGTACAAGTTCATTAATGCAAAGCCCGCAAGTCTCGTTGTGTGGAAACACATGAACGGTACTTGGACAGGACATATTGGCACATGCTTAAGCTTTGCGGATGCTGGTGAGTTTAAAACATTCGAGTTCAATACCTCTTCTGGTACTGCTTCCGTTGTAAGAGATGGTGAGGGTGCATTTTACAGAACAAGAAAATTAAAAGACGCAGGTGATATGCATATTCTAGGTTTTATCGATCTAGAAAAGGCAATGAAACACTTATGAAGCACAGCTCATACCTTAAGGTTTTCGAAGACTTTAAGTTTAGCCCGCAAGAAAGCAACGTCTGCTTGTGGGTGTGTGATGGACTTACACATAAAGAGATAGGCGTTAGGCTAGGACTCTCAGAACTCACTGTTAAAGGTTACATGCATAAGGCAAAATTTAGACTGTTTGCTAAGGGCCACAGAGTTACAACAAAGCTAGATTTCATCTCAACCGTAATGAAGCTTGCAGAAAAGTACGAGGCTTGATGAGACAACTTGAAAAGCCAATAGAAAACCAGATTCTTAATCTGCTAAAACTACTCGGCGTTTACTGTTGGAAAAATCAAAGTGTCGGCATCTATGATAAAGCCAAAGGCATATATCGAAAGCCTAACAACAAACATCACATCAACGGTGTTGCAGATATCATCGGTGTTGTTGCCGGAAGGTTTTTAGCAATCGAAGTAAAGAGCAAGCGCGGCACCCTGTCTCAAGAGCAAAAACTATTTATCATGAAAGTAAACGAAGAGGGTGGCATTGCGTTTGTTGCCAGAAGCTCATCAGATGTAATCAAAAACCTCTGCTTATTCTTCCCGGAAAATAACAAGTTCAAAGCAATGTATGAACGTCACTTGCAAGATTGTGAAAAACTGCAATGAGTTCAACACCGGGAGAGTTATTAAAACGAGCACTGCTTATCGTCGAGCAAGACCTAAAGCACATCACTACTCTTGTCATGATGGGCAAGCTTGATTCAGACTCATCAGAAGACGTAGCAAGATACATCAGGGCACTGGCCATTTCTGATAAGATTAAAGAGAAGGACGATGAGAACCAGAAGAAGACCGCACAGCGCTTAACTGACGAAGAACTACTCAGCATCGTACAAAAGATGAAGTCGAATGAAAAAGCTGACTAAAGAAGAGTTCAAACAGCTAGAGGTCTTGTGGTATCGAAAGCTTGCTAACACCGGCTTTAAAGATATAGAGAGAAAAAACCAAGACGATTGGTTAAAAGATGAAACTCACACCTCAACCATCATCAATGCCTACTTAAACAGAGAACAGCGTGAGCAGTACTTTGAAAAAGCATGGCAGTTTATGCATGAGTATGAGTTTGAATCAGAGCTTGATAAATCAATATGGGAGTGCCACTGTGATGGCATGTCGATCAGAGACATTGCACTTAAACTGTTAAACAAGGAAGGTGGCAGAGGCGTTGTTTTCCTACGGATTAGGAAACTAAAGGGCCTTGCCAAACTATGAATGGAAAAAATAATCATCAGGCCATTTGAAGAGAAAGACACTAACTTCATCATCAATAGCTGGCTTAAAAACTACAAGTTCTCTTCTCGCTTTGCTCAAGCCATTACATCAAAAGTATACTACGCTAATCACGAGCCAATCGTTAAAAACCTTATCAATCGCTGCGCCCCATATTCTCTTGTTGCAACACTTGAAGATGCCCCCAGAGTCATACTTGGTTACATCATCTTCCAACCAGCTGGCCAAAGCCACATAGTTCACTACATATATGTAAAATACCCTTTTCGTGGTAATGGCATATGCTCAGAGCTAATCAAAGAGGCGCAAATTAATAAGCACTGCTTTATCTACACTCACCTAACTTCTGTTGTTGCAGAGTACGTTGAAGACAATCCAGACATTTTATATAACCCATACCTAATTTAACAAAGGACGTTAAAATGGAAAAAAGAAAAGTAAAAGTGGCAAGGTTCCACGACGCTATCCAATTGATCGGCTACACCAATACATCAGGTGGTGTGATCACAAGTGCTCACGAAAAGGACTTCCCGGACATGTATAAAACAGATGTAGGGATCTTTATCCCAGTAAAAGATGGCCTAGAAGTATTCGTGTCTCTTGCCAATGTGCCATACGCATTGATTTATCAAGAGCCAATCAAAGAAGAGACTGTTAAGAAAGCTAAATGATTATAATCGACTCAAAGTGGGCAGAGGCAGAGCTAAAAGATAGATACTTTAGGCGCTTTGACCTCACTAACTTTTGCTTTAAAGAGCAGCTGTCCTTTATTCGGGACAAAAGTCCATTTAAAACAGCAGTGTGCTCACGCCGTGCGGGTAAAACAATTGCCTGCGCTGCTCACTTATGGGACGAAGCCCAGGCCAATCCAGACAGAGTCTGTCTCTACATCACGCTCTCAAGAAATAATGCTAAAAAGCTAATATGGAAAGAGCTTCTAAAGATCAGGCAGCAATACTCCATTGACTCAACCATAGACTCAACAGAGCTAAGCATTAAGCTTAAGAACGGCTCTGTAATCTACGTGAGTGGTGCAAAGGATAAGACAGAGATAGAGAAGTTCAGGGGTCTAGCCATCACACTATGCTATATAGATGAATGCCAGTCCTTTAAATCATACATGCAAGACCTAATTGATGACGTTATTGCCCCGGCACTTATGGATTACGCCGGTGTGCTATGTTTAATCGGTACCCCAGGCCCTGTCCCTAATGGCTATTTCTATGACTGCTCACAGAATTCAGAGTGGTCTCATCACAAGTGGACCTACTGGGACAATCCTTGGATATCACTTAAGTCCAATAAAACTCATCAAGAGGTACTAGAGCGAGAGCTAAAGCGAAGGGGTGTAACAGTTGATGACCCAAGCATTCAACGAGAGTGGTTCGGTAAATGGGTCACAGACTCAGACTCGCTCGTCATTAAGTACTCAAACAACAAGAATCACTACGATGTCCTGCCAAACCTGCATAAGCCTTGGCAGATAGTAATAGGTATAGATATAGGCTTTGATGATGCCGATGCCATAGCTGTCATTGGCTCTAATGAACACGCTAAGGAAGCTTATCTCATCGAAGAGATTATAGCGCCTAAGCAGGGCATTACAGAGCTTGCTGAAAGCATACAGAAGTTACTAAAGAAGTATGATGTAAACCGTATCGTCATGGATACCGGTGGTCTGGGTAAAAAGGTAGCAGAAGAGATTAGGCGACGATTCGCCATACCAATACAAGCAGCTGAGAAAACACGCAAGTTTGAATTCATTGAACTATTAAATGATGCATTAAGAACAGGCAAGTTCTTTGCAAAGCGTGACTCTCGTTTCGCGCAAGACTCTTACTTAGTTGAATATGACTGGGATAAGTCCTCTCAAGATAAGCTTGTAGTCTCAGACCGTTATCACTCTGACATCATAGACGCCACACTTTATGCCTTCCGCGAAAGCCTTCACTGGTTATATGAGCCAGAGATACCACAACCAAAACCGGCCACACCTGAATGGTTCTTAAGACAAGAAGAAGAGATGCTAGAGGCCGCAATGAACTCAATGCAGCAACGCAGTAACGACAACGATTTTGACGAATTCCTGTAAATTATGAAGTTAACAGAAATACGCAAAATCATCAAAATTTCGCAAGAAATGGGCCTAAAACGCATCAAAATCGATAATTTCGAAGCTGAGTTTTTCGAACTTTCAACGCCTAAGCAATTGGTAGGTGTACCTGAATTGACACAAGCAGACATTGGGCTTGTGCCTAAACCTGAGCTAGCCGATGAAGCAGAGATGCTCTTTTGGTCTGCCGGTGGTTTAGAAGACGATGATCAACCTAAACAATAACATTCTCAAAGGATTGAGCAATGACAGTAGATTACACGAAGTTTTCAAATAACGGTGAGAACAACCAAAGCAGTGGCGCAGTAACAGATAGACGCTGGTGGTTAGTTAATAAGACAGACCGTGCTCAGACAATAGCCGGTGTTATCAAGATGATCATTGAGTCAGACACTAGACGACAAGTGCAATATCAAATCTCTTCTCGTCTATACGGAAACTCTACAATCATGGGTGTGAACGGTATCAGCGTTGCTAAGATAGTGACTCCAAGCTCAACACCTAAAGACCGAGTTACATTTAACGTCGTGCAATCAGCAATAGACACAGTCACCTCTAAGATTGCTAAGAACAAACCAAAACCATACTTCTTAACAAGTGGAGGTAACTGGGCTCAGCAGCGCAAAGCGAAGAAGCTTAATAAGTTCATCGAAGGCGTATTCTATGAGCAAGAGGCCTACAAGCATGCAACTAGGATCTTTAAAGATGCCTGCATTGTTGGCGATGGCGTAATGCATGTGTACCGCAAAGATGACAAAATCTGTTACGAAAGAGTGATGGCTCGTGAGCTATTCACAGATGCAACAGATGCCTACTACGGTGAGCCTAGACAGATTCATAGACTTAAGAACATCGATAGACAGGTGTTGATTGAAACATTCCCTGAGAAAAAGAATAAGATCAAAGAAGCTAACCGTGCATTCATTGATTACTCAGGCTCTCTACAATCTATCTCTGACCAGGTAACGGTCTCTGAATCATGGCACTTGCCAAGTGGACCAAAAGCTAAAGACGGCCTTCACTGTATTTGCATCGACGGAGAAGTGATCTTCGAAGAAGAGTACACTAAGAACTACTTTCCATTCGTATTCATGAAATGGTCAGAGAGAACAGATGGCTTCTGGGCACAAGGTGGTGCTGAGCAGATTCAAAACATTCAGCTAGAACTAAATAAACTACTATGGGTCATCCAGCGTTCTATGCACTTAGCAGGCACCTTCAAGGTATTCCTAGAGAATGGCTCTAAGATCGTTAAAGAGCATCTTAACAATGACATCGGTGCTATCGTTAACTACTCAGGCACTGCCCCTCAGTACGTTCTACCGTCAATGGTTCAACCTGAGCTATTTAACCAGGTGGCAAACCTTAAGAACATGGCCTTTGAGCAGATGGGTATCTCTCAGCTCTCAGCTACTAGCCAAAAGCCTGCAGGATTAAACTCTGGTAAAGCCCTACGTGAGTACAATGACATTGAGACTGATCGTTTCATGACCATTGGACAGATGTATGAGCGCTTCTTCCTAGAGTTAGGTCGTCATTCAATCGGTGTTGCAGTAGACATCTTTAATGACATTGGCTCTTACCCTGTGAAGCTTCCTAATAAGAAGTACCTAGAGACTGTTGATTGGTCAGAGATTGATCTATCAGAGGACGACTACGTAATGAAAATGTACCCAGTCTCTTCACTTCCTGAGACCCCAGAAGGTAAACTTCAAACTATTCAAGAGTACATCCAAGCGGGAATGCTCACGCCTCGTACTGGTAAACGCTTGCTAGACTTCCCAGACCTTGAACAAGTTGAGGATATTCAGAATGCATCAGAGGACTACTTAAATAAAGTGTTTGAAATGATGATCGAGGATGGCATCTATACACCGCCTAGACCTCAGAATGACTTGCAGTTAGCGCGTGAGCTAGCCCTTGAGTATTACAACCAAGGACTGTTGCATAACATGGATGAAGACAAGCTAGAGCTTATAAACAGATTCATTGATCAGATTGGTATGATTGAAGAGCAAGCTAATCCTCAACCGCAAATTGGTGCTGTGCCACAAGCTGCACCAATGCCTGAGCCAACATCTGACCTAATACCAAACGTACCAGGAGTAGCATGAACGAGAAAGACCTGACCACAGAAGAAAAAGAGAAGGCACTGATTGAATTCGGTGCTCACTACATGACAGCTCTAGTTGATTGGAAGAAACGTCATCCAAACCGTGATCTTCCTGCTACGTGGTCTACTCAGCTTAAGAAGTATGTTTGGGTTAACCGAGCAGACAGAAGAAGACTTGGTGTAAAATGAGCTGGGAGCAAGCAATCAGTGTCCATGAGCGCGGAGAAGTGGGACGAGTCTATTATATTAACACAAAATTAACCTTAATCGATGGTGAGGAATGGACAAGGTCATCTGAGTTCACGCTAAACCCTGACTACGGCTCTACCGTTGAAGAGATGCTAAAGCGTACTAACGAGATACCTAATCAGATGAAAGACCAGCTACTGCGCAAGCGGGTGTCTGAGAACAAGCTCACAAGCGGCATTATTTATAAAGTCTGGCTTAGTGACTACCCAGCACCTCGTTACTGGGCACCAACACAGAGAGAAATTGAGCAACGTAAAAAGGCCCAAGGTAAAGCGGTCCTATACAATGCTAATGGTTCAGTTTTAGTTTAATAACCAAGGATGGGCATAGTGCCCACGGAAGGGCTACCATGCAGGAAGTTACAGAAGCAGCAGCAATACCAGTACCAACAGAAGTTACACCGACCACTGAGGAGACTCCCAAGGCCCCAGCTAGAGAGCTTGCCTCTCCACAGCTATCAATACTAGCAAAACGTGAGAAAGCCTTACAGAAGCAGCGTGAAGAGATTCAGAAGAGCAAGCTAGATCTTGATTCTAAGTACGAAGAGATTAACAAGTTTAAGTCTCTTAAAGAACAAGCTAAAACCAATCCTCTTAAATTCCTTGAAGAAGCAGGCTTAAGCTATGAAGAGCTAACTAACTTCATTCTTAACGGCAATAAGCCTACAGCTGAGATGGAGACATCATCAATCAAATCAGAGATGCAAAAGCTTCGCGATGAGATTGCTCAAAGAGAACAAGAACGTGAGAAGTCAGCTAAAGCTATGGACGAACAAAGAGCACAAGAGGCAATCTCAAATTTCAAAGAGAACATCACTGGCTTTCTAACAGGTAAGCCTGATGATTTTGAGCTGTGCAACAACTACCCTGAGTCAGTAGACCTAATCTATGACGTTATCGAGGCTCACTTTGCACAGACTGAGAAAGTAATGAGCATGGAAGAAGCTGCAAAGCTAGTTGAAGACCATTTTGAAAGCGAAGCCATGAAGGTAACATCATTCAAAAAGATCCAGTCAAAGCTTGCGCCAAAACCAGCACCAACAGAAGAAGACGGCTTTCAGAAAGCCAAACAACAAGCAAGCCCAACCCTCAACAATTCAATGTCCCAGACTGTTTCTGGACTCTCTAACTCTACCGAAAACGATAGAATCAAAAGAGCCCTTGCCGCACTGGGTAATTGACGAATTGATGTGTAGTGTAAACTGTTAATTAAGCACGAAGTGATACATTCCCGGTAGGTATGGGTAAAGCCTAAACGACGTTAGTACTCTCGCAACAGTTAGCGAATAAAAACAAACAAACATTAACCAATTAAAACGGAGTATTATTATGTCAGTATCTGCTTATATGGATCTTACGGCCATGAATGCAGCTCTAAAAGAGCTTTATTCAGGTCAAGTTATTAACAACATGGTTTATGCAGACAATCCTTTGTTTGCTATGTTACCTAAATTCACAGAGTTCGGTGGTAAATACTATCCACAACCTATCATCACTGGTAACAATCAGGGTGTATCTGCTACCTTTGCAACAGCTCAGACCAATCAGTCTGCTGCTCAATTGCAATCTTTCTTGCTTACTCGCGTAAGTCAGTACTCTATCGCTACTATCGACAACCAAACCATGCTTGCTTCTAAGACTGACAAAATGGCTTTCTTGGAAGGTGCTAAATTGGTTATCGATTCAGCTATTCGCTCTGCTACTAATCAGTGTGCATCTGGTATTTTCAGAAGCGGTACTGGTTCTATCGGTGCTATCAGCTCTATCTCTACAGGTGTTATCACTTTGACTAACGCATTAGACGTTGTTCAATTTGAGAACAACATGGTTCTTCAAGCTAATGCAACTGATGGCGGTACTCCACGTGCAGCTCTTGGTTATGTTATCGCTGTTGACCGTGCTCTTGGTAAAGTTACTGTAGCTTCTTCTGGCTTGGGTGGCTCTGCTGCTACTCCATCTGGTTGGACTACTAATGACTTCTTGCTAATCCAAGGCGATGTAAACTTAAAGCCTAAAGGTTTAGCTGCTTGGTTACCTACTACAGCACCAACTGGTGGTGACAATTTCTTCGGTGTTGACCGTTCAGTTGATTCTGTTCGTCTTGCCGGTGTTCGTTACGACGGTTCTGCTCAGTCTATCGAAGAAGCGATGATTGATGCCACTGCTTTAGTTGCTCGTGAGGGTGGTAAAGTTGGTAAAGGTATCACTAACTTCGCATCATACTCTGCTCTTGAAAAAGCATTGGGTTCAAAAGTTCAATACGTTAATGCTAAAGGACCTGCAGATATCGCTTTCCGTGGTATGTCAGTAAATGGCGCTAACAGTGTTGTAGACATTTTCCCTGATCGTAATTGCCAAGCTGCTCGTATGTACATGCTACAGATGGACACTTGGAGACTTATGTCTTTAGGTGATTGCCCTCAGATCTTGAAATACGGTGACGGATTAGAGATGTTGAGAGTGTCTAATGCTGATGCAGGTGAGTTGCGCGTTGGTGCATACTACCAATTGTCATGTGCTGCTCCTGGATGGAATGCAGTTGTTTCTTTATCTGCTTAATTAATAATGGGGCCCTATCGGACTTAAAACGTCCTCTAGGGTCTCCATCTTACAGGATGAGGGGGCTCTGCCTGTTCGTAAAACCGCCCACGGTCAATAAGACTAAAAGGATGTTATGGCTAATAGATTTTTCCAACAATTCAGATATTCATTAGAGAAAAGCGTAGTTGATTTGTATTGTGACGTTACTGTTGGTGCTACAGGTGCTCCGACTAAAGTTGTTGCAAACTCAAAGGGCATTTCAACAGTTGTAAGAAACTCAGCAGGTAAATACACAATTACTTTGCAAGATCCTTACTACAAGTTCCTAGGATGCACTTGCACATTGATTGGGACCGGCGGCGCAGTTGCTGCTCCTCAGTTCTTTGTTGTGTCACAAGCGGTTTCTACTGCTGCAACGCCAACGGTTGTTGTTCAGTTTGAAAATGATGGTGGTACTGCTACAGATCCTGCCAGTGGTGAAGAGTTTATCTTGCACATCACTGTTGGCAATAGCTCAGCTTACTAAGGGAGTCCAAGATGATTATACCTGATAACAAAAAGACGGTTTCAATCATCTTATCAAAAATGAAGCCTGGCGGTGGTGAAAGCCGTCAGGAAGTTAAGCCAGAGCAGGCCATTGATGATAAAGATGAGACTCTAAAAGCAATTGCCGAAGAGATGCTAAAAGCGTTTGAAGACAAATCAGCAATGGATTTGGTTTCAGCACTTAAAGCATTTTGGAATCAAATTCAACTTGCGGATGAAGAACAAGACGAACAACCAGAAGCTGAATAAGGGGTGAACCATGGCAACAACCATGACACTATTAGCTCTTAGAACAGCTGTGAGACAAAGATCAGATATGGTAAACGATCAGTTCATTAGCGATAGTGAGCTGACTTCGTATATTAATCAGAGCTACTTTGAGCTGTATGATATATTAGTGCAAAAGTATGGAGACAATTACTATGTCGCTAATCCTTACTCAATTTCTACCGATGGAAGTAATCAGCTTTATTCTCTCCCTACTGATTTTTACAAGCTGCTTGGGGTTGATCTTGCACTTAGCAACACGGCTGACAGTTATGTCACCATCCGACCATTTAATTTTACTGATCGGAATCGTTATGCTGTCCCTAATTTTCAGTCATTTTATGGTGTAACCAACATGCGCTATCGCTTAAACGGCGATAAACTTTGGCTAACTCCAACTCCTGCCAGTGGTCAAACCATCAAGGTGTGGTATGTGCCAAGGCTAACAACTCTCTCTGCTGATGGTGATACTGTTGACGGCATCTCTGGATGGACTGAGTACATCATCGTTGATGCGTGTATTAAGGCATTAGCTAAACAAGAGAGTGACGTGACTATATTTGCTTTGCAGAAAGCAGAGCTGATTAAGCGTATCGAGAGTGCTGCTGAGAATAGAGATGCTGGTAATCCTGCTACTGTGGGAGACACTCAGTTCTCTGACATATGGTCATCAGGCTCAGGCTCTGGTTACGGCTACGGAGCATTTTAATGAGAAGCTTTAGTAAGATCCAAACAGCTGATCGAATTATTGGTCAGCTACAGGATAACATTTCTAATGCTCTCACTCCGATTTTAAAGAACCCTCAAGTAGACGGTTATATCTTGAGTAAGGTGACGTTAGTGTCTGGTAGTAATTCAATTAATCATGGGCTCGATAGAGAGTTGCAAGGCTGGTTTATTGTTAGACAAAGGGCTAGTGCTTCGATCTATGATGCTCAAGATAGTAACGCAACACCTGCAAAAACTCTTATACTTACTTCAAGTGCCGGTGTTGTCGTTGATATCTATGTATTTTGAGGTGATCAATGGCTTTAGAGAAGCAACCAATATCCATTTCATTCGACAAGGGTATCGATACTAAGCGAGACCCTAAGCAGATTGCTTTAGGTAAGCTGTTAATGCTTAAGAATGGATTCTTTAAAGCGATTAATAAGATTCAAAAGCGCTATGGATTTGACAGGCTTGCGCAATCAGGTGAGCTAACCGCTGGCAACATGATTGCTCCATATGCTAATGAGCTAGTTGGGTGTGATGGTGCCAATGTCTATTCATACTCTGCTAGTGAAGCTAAGATGGATCTTAAAGGCAGCAAGGTTGCTGTCGGTGTTGCTAATCAAAGCATCGTTGCTAATAACTACAACCAGACAGAAGCAGATAGCGCCATTAATGGAAACATTCAGTG